GACAAAGACACCAGTGTATAGGCTCAAAAAGAAGCTGGTCGAGGCATTGTATCCAGGCGTGAAAATCGAAGAAATTAAAATCCGAAAGAGACAGTTCGTTGATTAAAAACCAAAAAAATACTGTTGAGTGTGAGCTCTGCGCCGGCACGGGAAAGGTCGTGCTGCATAAACGTATTGTCGATGCGTGTCCGGTTTGCACTAAAACGGCTGAGCTCGAATACAGAGTGGCAAAAAGCCATTACGGAAATCAGCGATTATGGTTGCCTGCTGATGAAGGATAGCAAGCTGGCATACAAGCGTGACCAGATGGCGGCTGATCGATTGTACCGCGAAGTCATCGATGCAGTGATCAGAGGTGATAATCGTTGTTATCAATTTTACATGATGCATTTAGCAAAGATTGCACTGAAATACACGAAGGGTACTCAACGTGGATAACTTATCAAAAAAGTTTTGGAAGGACGTTGAGAGGGGTATACGTGAATCTAAAAATCTGATACCCGAAGGGCTATATAAAGCAACCATCGCAAGCTACTCTCGCAAGCAAAATAAAAATAAATATTTAAATCTGCATTCTAAAGCAGCCGTCGAGGGATGCAATATAAAGCATCCATATATAGCGCAGGCGATTAAATCAACAAATCTCAATTATCAATTTGCAAAAGCTAGTTATAAAGCTGATGAGTGGCGGTATCGAAAGCAGAAATGCCTGGATCGATTGCGATCCAATATGAGCCGTGATCGTTTTGCCGAGCTCCTTGTTGCTGTATCTCAGCTCGAAGGGGAAGACTTGGCAGAGTGGGTGGTGAAATGCGAAACATCACATTAGCTGCTTTGCATGATTTGTTGATTGAAGCTGCTGAGACAGAGCGTATGCTGCCACCGGCGATACGAAAGCAGAAGCTGGCAACATGGCCTGATAGCCCAGATGAATGGACAGCGTATGGATACACAGATGCTGAAACACGCAGACCCAAACCAAGCCCCAAACAAATCGATGAATGGTCTGAAATGTTACAGACACTGCTGCGCTTGCCTGATGCAGATGATCGCAAACTGATATGGGCTGTAGCACATAGTTCTGCGTTCAGAGAGCGTGGGCCAGCCTGGAAGAAACTTGCTAAGATACTGCACTGTGATTATCGCACAGTAAAAAGAAAATATGAGAATGCCCTGACTGATTTATGGTTTATTATTGATTAATTTTGCAATCCAATAGATAGCTGTTGTCAATGTCGTTAAAAAAGACTACAGTTCGTTAAGCTGGTTAGCATAGTGCTATCAGCTTTGTAGTATCTCCCAGATAAAACAAGACCAAAGGTTGCCACGCTCTGCCCACTGGCGTGGCAACTTTGTTTGCGAGGATTATGCCAAAAGCTCCGAGAGTAACCAAAAGCCAGATGAGCGAGATCTGTGATCGCATCGCTGAAGGTGAAAGCCTGACCAAGATATGCGTGAGCACGGATCATTTGCCGTCGTGGAGAACTGTGCTGCGCTGGGTGCAAGAGGATGATGCAGCGCATACTGCGTATCGTATTGCCCGTAATCTGCAATGTGAGGTTATGCGTGATCAGATTATTGATCTGGTTGAAGCACCATTGCCAACAGATCCAAAGCTGGCGATGGCAGAGGTACAGCGTAGAAGATTAGAAGCAGACCATAAAGATAAACACATCAGACAGATGCAACCATTGGGGCTACGTAATAAGGCAGAGGATACCAAGCAGAGCAGTGGTCAGATTACGCTGAGCTGGAGTGGAGCAGAGGTTAAGACGGGGTGATGAGTGTGGTGCAGTGCAAAGCCTGTGGCAGAGCTCGCGTGCGCGAGGCAAGCATTGCGAATGCGACGCATTCCCAACTACGACCACCCCCCCAAACTGTTTTGTTGTCGTATGTGTTGTCGTTCCGGCTGTAAGCGTTGCTGAGCCTCACGACCCAACGGGATTGAGACCCGTTTAATTATTTTATGCTGCCAGCAAGGGGGGTCTGTTTCGTTAAGGCACCCCCCCACCACCCCCAGAAGTGGCCGCCGAGTCATATACGTATAATA